TGTCTCTTTTTTACTAAACGCAGTATCATAAGACTGCATAACGTAATTCAATGGGGGTATATCTTCCTTCTCCCACTTTTTCCACCACTCCCTTTTTAGTATAGCACTCGTTTCACTCGTAGGGTTTTGTTGCCACTGAGCTTCCCACTTACCAACTGACAATGATGCCTTAACCTTTAACAGTTCTTCCACTTTCCAAAAGTTAGACCACATAGCCTTTCCATCAGGTAAAATCGCAGGGAACTCAACTACCTCCCATTGATCGGCTAATATATCTCTGGCTTGTTGCTTCATTAATTTACCAGTTAAATCAATTTCACTCCACCTTGTCATAACGATAACTATCGCTCCTCCAGGCTGAAGTCTCTGGCGAGGACCTGAGGTGTACCATTCATACGCATTCTCCAAAGCAGAAGGGCTCATCGCATCTTGTTCAGAATGGGGGTCATCAATTATCATTAAATCTGCACCACGACCAGTTATTGCTCCACCTACTCCAGCCGCGAAATATTCTCCTCCATCATTCGTTTCCCATCTTCCAGCCGCGAGGCTGTCTGACCGTAACTTCACTTCTGGGAAAACTTGGTTGTATTCGCCAGTCGCCATTAAGTTTCTTACCTTACGTCCAAACCTCACGGCAAGTTCGCCAGTATGGGTTGCTTGTATTATCTTTAACTTTGGGTTACGTCCCATCAACCAACTCGGTAACAAAAAACTAGCAAACTCAGACTTTGTATGTCTCGGGGGCATATTAACAATAAGTCGTTTTATTTTTCCAGTAGCCAAGTCGTTAAATTTTTTTGCCATTATCTTATGGTGCTCACCTTGTATAAACTCTTCCCATATACAATGGACATACTGCATAAAATCGCCACGAGCTTTTTCTGCCGTAGTCAATGCCTTCTGTTTCTCAATCAAACGTAAGTATTGCTTTAGTTTTTCTTCAGGAATGTTTAAAGGTGCTTTTGTCATTTTTTTATAAAAATTTTCCACGGACCATGAACCTGAATTCAAATATACACAAAAGGGGGGTCATGTACAAATAATTTTCTGATATGGTATGATTCGTGCGGAACCTGTATAGCCTACCGCCCATACATGTTCCTCCCCGTCTCGGGGGGGATCCTTAACATGTTAAGTAACTATACCAAAAAAATGGGCTATGGTTGTAAGCCATAGCCCTATTTATAAGGCTAGTTTTTAACTAGCTATTGGTACAAGTGTGCCAAAGTTAGTACCCATTGTAGCCTTTGGTATATAGCTAAAGCTACCTATTAAAATGCTACAAAGTGCGTTTTGCCTACAACCTTGCGTGCTATTGCCATTGGCTAAAACACTACTGCCACTTAATTGGTGTATGGCTTGTATTTGGTTAAGTGGTATTGGCTTGGCAACAGTTGGCACTACCATATTAACAAGCTTGGCATGGGCTTTTGGACAAGTAGTTTTGCCAACCTTGTTAATGGCATTTATATTTGCACCATTTACACAAGCCCATAAAATAGCACCTGCAACACTATTTTGCGATTGCTGTGCCTTTAACATTGGTTGCCATAAATAGCCCTTGCTATTTACACCACCAAACAAAGTATTATTGCTTGTAAAGGCATTTTTGTTAAGCTGTAAAGCCCACTTATTAATGCCACCATTGGCATTTATAAAAGCTACTAATTGGCTAGCTACTTGGTGTGCATTTTTTTGTGTTACTGCACTTGTAACATTTTGAAAAGTATTTAACATGTTAAACTCCGTATGTTAAGTTAATGCATAATTGCCATTATAGAATACTAAATTAAAAAAGGTTTGTAAACACTTATTTTACTTTTTTTACATTTTTTATTTTTGTGTGGTATTTTCGCCACAGCTACCTTTTTTGATTTGTGATTGAAATTTACATATATGCCACGCTGTCATCATATGATTGAACACGCGACAATGTGTAGCCATCCATCAGGCAAGTAAAACTATTGCCATCAGGACTGCTAATACATATAAAATAATCATGGTCGTGTTAGCTCATGGTGTAGTTGTAACACCACTATAAAAGTTATAGCTACACCACACAACATAAGTTGCCATTCCAAAGTCCATACACACATGGCAAGGAAACAGCAAGACATTAACACCATGACCCAACATATTATTAAATTCATTGTTCGCATTTTAATACTCCCACGCTGGATTGTCTGTTTCCCATTCGGGTGTCGGTTTGTGGCTACTTTCACAAGCATTACATAATTGCATATTACCACTATAATTAGTAGCACCACAATTACGCTCGGCGAAATGTCCTGCTTCAAACTCAAGCGTTGCTGTATTGGTACGGTCTGGTATCCAAATACTTACTGTATTATTACACATTGTTAAACTCCCTTAGTTAGTTAATTTATGTTTATAGTATTAACCATGATTTAATTAGAGCAATAAAAAAAGTATCTGGATGTGAATCAAATTGAATCAGTGGCACTTGTGAAAAAAGAAGGGAGGCGTCTGCCCCCCGACCTCTCTAGCTGACGTTCAACCTATCCATCAATCCGACATGAGCATCCGTGGGGGTATCGCGATTTGTAACATAATCCGTGATCGCCCCATGCAACTCATGAGCATCCTTGTCAGACATATCCTTTGGAATGGTGAAGCCGATGTAAGCCGTCATGACTCCATCCCAAGAGACCCAATAGCCCCCACCTTTTTCTACCCGACCCCCGAACAGTTCCTTCCAATAAGCTCGGGCTTTGTTGAAAGTGTCAAACTTGTGAACAGTTAGCTCTCCGTAACTATCGATTGTTTCTGTGCTAATTCTTATTTCCATTGATCGCTCCTTTTGGTTAACTTGTTTAAACAGTATGGGGCATGATTTAAATAGAGCAATAACAAAAGTGTCATACGATTTTTGGTTTCTGGAGGTGAATCAATTGGAATCAACTTGAATCAAGTATATTGTTGTATATGTGATGGTACATGTATATGTGATTCAAATAGAATCGTCAATCCATCCATCCATCCTCTCCCGAGAACATTTGAGAAAATAAGACTTGCCACGTCCCCTGATCCATATTGATCGGTCGACGAGCATCGTACTTGAAGTCACCGTCCATCAATCTCGCTCCAAGGTATTTTCCATCAATAATTAATACACTCTCCGACGAAGGATGATGAACCAAGTTATAAACCCGACCTCCGTGCTGAGTTCTTAAGGTCTGCCATGCAATCTGGAGGGGTCTAAATGTTGGGTAACTCTTGTCGTTTCTTGTTGTTAAAACTTTCAATTCAAACCAAGCCTCGTTCCCCTTATAACATCCAGACAAGTCAGGTATCCCAGTCGCTGTGTATGATTCTACACGGCTCCAGTGACACATTCCCTCGGTCTGTTTTTTAATTATATTCCAAAATTTGGTTTCAGGTTTAATCATATTTCACCATAAAAAAATCCCCCAGATATTTCACTGGGGGATTGTAAAGTTTACTGTTTAGGAATTACATATAATTCCACGAAGTTCTTGCCCCAGGAAGTAGACTTTGCAGACTGCCCCCCGTTAAGAGCGTCAAGTAAAGCATGAAACGAACGTGCCTTAATTGATTTGTGAAACTGATCAACCATAGCCAATGTAAGAGGCTCCTTACCTTTGGCTGAATTAATTAGTTGCCACACGACCTTTGCACGAAGACCGGACTTTGCAGTACCATTTTCTTCATATAAAGTTTTTTTCTTTTCCCAAGGAAAAGGCAACTCATCTTTGACATTAACAGTATCAACGAGGCGGACGCCAACATTATTAATATTGCCTCCTGCATGTTGCTGAACAAAAGCAGTAATATCAGCAGGAGTAACCCCCTCACGTGATTTAATACGCTCAGCAGATAAACCGCTGATGCCAGTGAAGATAGTAGTAGTAGTAGACTTTTGAGGTGCCTGAACCTTTAAAGCTGATTTAGCCATAATAAACTCCTTTCTACGAGTTTTGTTGTTTAAGTTATGCTTATAGAGTACTATATGTTTTCGTCATTGTAAACACCTAATTACTCATAACGATTACTTTTTTAGTCGTAAAAAATGGGGGTGATTAACCCCCATAATGACTATTTGTGATATTACTTGGCTATTTTGCAATATTCTGTGACGCCACCCATCATTGGACAACCGAATAATGAAACACTGATGTACTTATATTCTTTTGAATATGCAATTTGTATGATGTGCATAGTACCATGATAGTGTGACGTATCTAAGACGGTATGCCATTTAAGACCATCCAGATCGGCAGGAGGGTAAACCCCATGACCATCTAATTCACTGAACCAATGACCAACTATACATGGGTTTGATGGACCGTTTTTATGTGTACCATAAAGTAGACTATGTAAGATAGGATGCCACAATGAATAATCTTGTAGACCTGCGAATGAAGGATCAACAGATTCATGCAAAGATGCCATAATATCGTTGACTTGAGTTTGATGCCAATTACCCACTGACTGTGCTGTATTTAATGCCATGATTTACTCCTATGACGTTAAGGTTAAGTTATGCTTATATAATAAAGTATGATTAAGTTAGATGTAGTAAAAAAGCTTCAAAGGAGTGTTAAATAAAAAGGCAAGATAAATAAATACCTTGCCTAAATTCTTACTTATTAAAAGTTTTTTCGTATTTCTTCTAAAGCTTTATCTAAGCTTGGTGAATCTTCACAATACCAAACTTGTTTAAAATCTTCATGGTTCCAATTCTCATACAGTATCCATACTGCCTCAGCCAAAGGCATCGGTTGTATTGGCGTTCTTATAACTGTATATTGGTAGACGTCGTCACCCATCCAAGTAAATACATTTTCATGTTGTACTATCTCATTAACTGCAAATAGATAATCATCACTTTTATGTAAATCCTTAAAAAATTTAGTAGCACTTTCGTACATATTATCGCTCCTTTATTAAAGTTATACCTATATAATAAAGTGTGATGGGGTATGAGGTACTTAAAAGTTATCGTTAGATTATTTACTTTTTGCCTTTGAGTCTACATGATCGACTAATTGTGGGAACTCTGCTTGTATTCGTTTTATTTCATCCATGACTTCTTGCCTATCCATCTGGTCAATCTTTCCATGGAGTATTTCTTTTCTATCTATATATAATCCGGCAACTTGTCCTCTTGCTTTTTCTGCGGCGACGGCAGATGCAAAGTTTTGATTTGCTAATGATTCATCACGAATCTGGGACAGCTTACGAACATGACTTTCAAAAGTGACTTCATACTTCTGTTGTAGTTCAATCTTAAGTTGGTGAATCCTATCCAGAATCTGTGGAAAGTCTCTACCATTAAGCATCTTACTAGCAATCGCATGAGCATTGGATATCGCATATCCTGCTTCAATCGCCGCCTCAGTCTGAGTTACCTCCTGAGTGGCATAGATTTTACAAAACTTTTCTTGCTTGGGTGTTAATCCAAAAGCAATCTTAGGATTAGCAACTACTTCTAATTTAGGTCGGTGTGTTATTTTAGCTCTAGCCATATCTATATTATATAACTCTGCTTAATAGAAGCAACAAGTGAATTCTTATCCTTCTAAATGAAACCCACTTGTTGTCGCGAAACGGAAATAATCGATATTAGATATCGTATATTGTAATATCTGATTTTGTTTTTTATTCCGATTTCAATTCTGTACTATATAGCAGACTCTGTTCTTTTTTGTATTCTGCTAATTTGTTCATATGGTCCGAGACCCTTTGTGCGTCGGTATACGAATTATGTTGAGTGACTGGTTTGCCATCGGTTACTACGACATAAACCCCATCGGGCATGGTTCTTACTTCATACTGCATTGGCTTCCTCCATTGATTTTATAACTTCTTCACTATAGCCCTCTTGTAGGAGAGTCGTTTTAGTTGTAAAATATATCATATGTTTATTATGACTGTACCCCATACCGAACCAAATTAGGTCTGCCCCCATGTTGACTGAGGGGTGCAAAACCATTTCTAGCTCGTAAGGATCGTCTATGCCTTCTTCGTCAAGAGACTCAAGACATTTGATGAAATTTTTAACTTTCATTATTTTTCCTCCGCTTGGTTGTGATTAGGTTATGAAGATATTTTTCAACTTTGGTGAAATCCATTTCTTCTTGAGTTGTCATAAACAGTTTTTGATTTTTTAAGAAATGTTC